CCGCACAGTGGCGGGCGGGGATTAATTGTAGCGTCCGTGTCGCTTAGCGCGTTGGCCATCGCCACTGTAATGGTCATTAGCAACGGCAACCATCCAGGCGTTATTGAATTGGTAGAGTTTCATATTAGCGCAGCCCAATTTTTCTACCGCATGAATGACAGAACTTGCAGCCATTATCTGCAGGCGTGCCATCATCGAAACACCACAAAGCCCCGCACGAAGAGGCCCAGGCGTATTCAGCCTCACTATAGCGCCATGTGCAAGAGTCTAATTTTGGCTGCAACATACGATACGCCTCTAACTGGAAATCCTCTTTAATCGACCGTGGCCCTGCTTCGAGTTCCGTTATACGAGCGGCAAGTGATTCTTTAGTTACGGCTGTCATTTTATTTGATATTCCTCACAAAAATTAGCAACGTACGGGCAGTGATTAGGCGCTGTAATTTCAGCAATAACTTCGCATCCGTATGGGCCTAAGAAATCGCATCCAGAACACATACAGCGTTGGTCGAAACAGTCTTTAGCCATAAAATATTTAGTACATGAGCCACCACCAAATCGATGGGGGAAATCGTAGGACGGGCATCTACACACCGCCTGGCGACCGTTCCAGTAAACTAACGATGGCATACCGATTTATTCAACCCATAACGATTGATAATCTCGCGTCGTGCCTCCTGAGCCACGGCAAGCGCCGATTCGATACTGGCGATAACCTCGTCTGCGTGAGCAAGCAGGGCTTCAGGATTGGCTGCCGTGGTGCTGGCTTTCTCGTATTCGGTATTAGTCATTTGTAAAGCTCCTTTGGTACTTCAGGGCGGGAGTTATGCGACCACCATTCAGAGCCATCATACTCGTCACGGTCGGACCAGGTCCCTCCTGAAAACCAGATAGTGCCAAACAGTTCCTGTCCGCCAAAACCGGCATCATATTCAAAGTCTAGCGAGTCGATGAACGCTTGTTCTTCTTCCGCTGTGAATCCTACTTTCAGGATATAGTCGCGCGATTCAATCCAGGAATACTCCGGGTCGCCTACCGTTATTTTAGCGCACGATACTGGGCCGAGGCCCTTAACGTGTTCCAGGTATTCTTGCTTTGCATTAATCATTTCTTCCCCAACATACGAGTTAAGTGTTTATTGTTATTCACCGAACCAAACGAATCTCTCGCCAGAAGTTCTTCGCGACCCGGCATAGGCGGCTGGTTCTGTTTGGTGTGCTTCGGTGCTGCCGTGTTAGTGCCAACTTGCTGATAGTCGTAGTAGTCCATCATGAGGCTCCTAAATAAGCTGAGGCCACAGCTATTTCTGTGACTATCTCAAGCAGGCCTATTGTGCCTATCGTATATACCGCAAAACTATCTCCAGCCCCGCGCAGGGCTAGAACCGTTACAAGAATCATTGCGAGCATCTCTCAAACCCCCATATACGCGGCAGCAAGAGCCACCGTAGCGGCGCGCCAGTATGACGCCGCCAGGTCTTCACCGCCGACACGTTTACATGCCAGGCGGGCCATTAGTTGTGCATCGTCAAACGCTGCTTTGTTGTGGATGGTCATTTAGCGTCATCCTCATGACGATGGGCAATCAAGATATCTTCAGGGTCGATACGCTCAAGATTGCCGTAGTGGTCAACGCGCAACCATCCGCATCCGTAATCACCCGCATCGATGTGCGCTTGTGCGATAGCATCATTGTTATTCGAACGCTGCTTCAATAATTTTGCTTTCCAGTCTTCCATTCTCTCAAACCTCTATGATGTATAGTATGGCTAGATATTAGTATCGTATTAATAAGAATGCAAGCAATAAAAAGCCCCGAGCGATTAACTCAGGGCTTTTGCTACGTGGAAACTCATTGTCGGGTAAGTTCCGGTGTGGCGGTTTTCCTCCGGCACGCATTACCGCACTTGGGCTAGACCTTGTTACAGGTTCGCGTAGAGATGTGACCCGGCTACCTACAATGTTTTATGAAATACACACCACAATCTTAATATAACGCTAAACGACAGCTCGTCCAATCTTTTCGGCTTCCTGCCACGGTTTGCCGTCAAACAATGCGAGGCGGCCCGCAACACGACGACGCAGTCCAAGGACTGGCTTGCCATTCTGATTGATGAACTGGCTTAGTTTGTTGCGCAGTACAGGAATGCTACCAGCTCGCAGCGCCTGACCTGTGCCTTTGTCTGCGCCAATCACGCCAGCACCGGCGTTAAACACCAAGTCGACTACTGCGTCGAACTGCGCTTGTGTCAGTGACTTATGTGCCACCTTATCAACGGCAGCCACCGCAGCAGCCATATCTTTGTTAAGCAGGATAATGGCCTGACCTTCTGTGATTTTAGCGCTTGGCTTAACGTCGCTGCCATAATGACCGTAGCCTATGGTGTAGTGCTCTTCAACAGGAGTAGCACGGTAAGCAGTACCCACGAACGTTTCCCAGGCTGCGACAAAGTGCAGCCCGTTATCACTTATGTTTCGATTTGGCATGAAGCAGAGTCCTACGATATTTGTAATAGCGAACCGACCGCACGCAGAGATTGCGCACAGACTTCAGCATGTACAGGAAAATGAGAGTTGAGGCGATTTGATACGGGATATTACTGTCAATGTAGCGAATGAAACCGGCAGCACAGGTGAGCACTACGGCCATGTGTAGCAGGCGGCCAAACAGCCCGTCATCAATCCAGTGGGCATAGATATTTATCAGAGATGTGATGGTAATCACGATAAGGCAGAAGACACCGAACGGCGTGTTTAAGAGCATATTAAGTACCCCACGGTAACTTGAGACCGCCTGCTGCTACCTCGAGCGCCTCGAAGAACTTCCACCAGAAAGCACCAATCACGAAGGGGACCAGGTACTGGCCGTCGGAATCAATCAGTTCGAAGTAGCGTATGCCAAACGGCGAGAAATAAACAGCGCAGGCTGCACCCGCGGCCAGGTGAGAGGCGCGTTTCCATAGCGGCAGATTCTCCGCTTTCTTAACCTGCGCCACATAACCACCACAAACGGCAGCGATGATTAGCCAGAAATATTTGTCCATCAAATAGGGACCCCCGATTGGATAGTAGTCGGGGGCAGTATAACGGCATCTAGGATTAATCTGCAATTTCAAGCACCAATATCCGAAGATGTTTAGGTGTTGAACTTATTGATATTTTATAACCGAAGGTCGCAGCCACACGATACGCGCATTGTATCTGCTTGTTACGCAATGAAAATGACTGATATGTCAACCCCGTATGCCACGCCCAAATAATAAGCTGCGTGGGTTTAGCTGATTGCAGTAGCTTCAGCACCTGTTTACCTTCGGCAGATAACTTTACCCCTTTCGGCTTCGGCTTCGGTACGCCTCGTAGTAGCTTGCGTCCATCAATTTTAGGCACACATGTCTGCTCGGGCTCTGGTTCTGGCGCGGCTGCCTGTGTGGTAATTAGCCCCGCTTTCTTTAGAGCGTCGGTTACGAGTGTCATTTATCCAGCTCCGTTATCAGGCGCTCAAGATACCATCGAGCCTTCTTCACATCTTCCACGCCGTTCTTCAGCTCGTAACGCCACAGGTACTTAATCACATTCGCAACGCATACCGCTTCGATACCTGCTTTACCCGTGGTCGCGGCGGTTAGGGCATCAATACACTCAATACCTGACTGCGTGTAATGCTCTGGGCTATTAACTACATCACTCATGTACTTTTACTCCTAACTCTGCGCACAACCATTTAACGCGGTGCATCCACATATCCTCTACCTCTAGTGGGCTTCGCAGACGAATATCTTCGATACGAGGCGGCATCAGGCAATCGGTAACCGTCCTCGCATCGATAGTGGCTTTTAAAGCCAGATAGTCCTCGTACTTAACGTAATCGCCGCCATTGAACTCCACCATTTCGTCTTCCCCAGCATACAGGCGCCCTGCATTATAACGTTTAATCATTTAGCGTATTTCTCCAGGAAATCGTGGGGTGTTAACCATGACGTACGGGACACACGATTTCCAAGGTCAAAGTTAAGCCTAGTCTCTACCATCTCCTGTGCCAGCGCACGAAGAGCCTCGTAGTCTTCATACTTAACGTATTCTCCGTCTGGCTCCTCTTGCATCCCTGCCTCGTCGCCAGACCACTGACAAAATTCATAACGTTTAACGCTCATTGCTGCGGCTCCTTACTCAGTCGCTTGGTTGAACAGTACGCCCGTACCTGGATATCAGGACTGGACTTAATATCTGAGAACAGCGGCAACACGTTCTCGGCTTTGCGGGCTGCCGTCTGGCACGCCTCGAGGGTGTAGAAGGTTTCCGTAACAGGGGCCGACATAGCCCCTTGAGACAGAATCCAGATGAATAGAACACTAGTCATATACCACCTATGCAGTTTAGAGCCGCAGCTACCAATGCGGAGAACACAAGCGCCGCAGTAAACCATAATCCAGGTTCTATCTTAAACTTACAGGCGGTTAATATGACCAGCACAAAGGCGATTAGGAGAAACAGGACGCTGGTCATATAGCGTCCTCAGCACTTAGGCGGTTCATGTGCTTCCATGCATTCGGAGCACCAAATCTGAGTATCTTCTTTACGGACTCCGGCCTGTTCTGCTTCGAATTGCTTTTCGGTTAGAACGCCATCAGCGAACTCTAGCGTGATTCGTAGCGTCTTCACTTCCGACCTCAACTTCGCATTACTATCCCGGAGCTGCCGTATGGTGTTTGTAAGCTCCTTGATACGACTTTCAGCAGATGCAGGCCACTTAGCTGGGCTATCCGTCTTGAGCGTCGCCACGGGCTTGCTGAGGGCCTTCTCGTTGAGGCCTGGTGTTGTTGCGTCATTTGCAATTCGGTGCTGCTGCATAGCTTCGTCAAAAGCCTGGCTAACCAGCGCGCCCAACAGCGCGTCCAGTACATCATGCATTGCGTGCGCCAGTCTGGAGGCGCTGGCAGGAATGCCGCTGCCGTTGGCTAACAGGTCGACCATCGCCGCCTGGTGCTCTTTGAGAGTTGTCATTCTGCTTCGTACTCCTCAATCAGCGAATCAATGGCGTCGTCTGTGTCTACGTCCATTCCGCCGCAGTTAGATAGAACTTCAACATAATCGGAATCATCCAGCCCGATAGCGCAGAAGAACTCCACGATAGTAGCGACTACCGCGGCGCGTTCTTCGTCGGTTTGGCACGTAGTTAGCGAACAGTTAACAGCATCACGAAGTTTCATCTTCAAGGCTGACAGTTCGGGGCCTATAGCCTCGGTTTTCAATTCTGGCATATCAGTACTCATAGCCGTCTGGTGCTCTTTGAGAGTTGTCATTGGGCTTCTTCCTCGCGCTTCCAGGAAACTCCTTGCTCGTCGCCATCGCAAACGGCGGCCTGGTGGTAATCCTGATAGATTTCCTGCAATGCTTGCACTGTGAAATCTGCGTAGGTCAGTTGCTTAATCATTGTTCCAATCTCCACTCGTTAAATTAAAGACACATTACCACTGTAATATCGTATCTGCAAGCACTATCGGAACTAAGATTTATCTGAGCTGCCTAGCGTACTGGTATGGTAGTACGCGCGGGGGTGGGCGATAAGATGTTATAACATAACAATTCTGCTCACCCAGTTACCCCGTCAAAGGAGCGCCCAGGTTTGAGTTTAAAATTACGAACAATAATCCTGGATATATTATTCAGCGACCAATGCTGTGAGTACCCGCGTCCTTTTCCTGTT